AGGAAACATACCTGCATAATTCTCATAGATTCGTTTTCGGTTGGCGATATAAGGTTCACGAAGGATAAAAACATAGTCTACGTTGGTACGAAGTTGAGGTGGAATACCTAAAGGATATTGCATAGTGATGATGAGCATAATCTTCCAGTGACGACCGTTCATGAAAATCATACGCATGAGCTCGTTCCTAGACCAGGAGCTGTCGTATAGGCAATCATCCAAAATGACAAAGGTTCTTGGGTCAATGGTACATTTTTTATAGACATCCATTTGATGTTTCACTTGTTTCATCACCTGTTTTTGTCTAAGTAAAATGTTCTGAATGATTCCATTTTCAAATTTTCCGTGAATCAAGACAGGAGGTACATGACTTGAATAAAACTGATTTGCACTTTCTGTGCCTGAGATGACGGTTCCTATCGGTATGTCACGTTGATGAAAGAGAAGGTCTCGCACCAAGTAACTTTTTCCCGTATCACGCCGTCCAATAAGAACAATCACGGGTCCCTTGTTCTCATCTTTGTTGAAGACAATACGCTTCATATCAAATTTTTTCAGCTCTAACGTCATTAACATAAAGAGAGAGAACATCCTTTCTATTTTGACGAATGAGTTAAATTTACACTAAAAAAAGTATATTGAAAATGAAATGAACGACTTTGTGGAAAAAACGACCTATAGTCCTGTATTTTCTTATTTAGGGTTTACTCCCACTTTTTCCTTGCAGGAATACATTGAGAAAAAAACTTACAATGAATATGTATTCAAGGATGTATCCGGTAATGTAAAAACGTGTTTTAAAAAATTCATCACGCTTGTAGATTATGTCAAGTTTTTGATTGGAAAATTCAAAAACGATAAAATCTCAATGCTCCCTTCTTCCGACCTTACACCTAGTAATCTTTTTCAGGAAACCATACAGAGTTGTCACAATTATGCCTACGTGGATAGTTTTTTTTATTACCTTACCAACGTATTGAACAGAAAAGGGTTTGTCCACGGAATTCAAGTGTACGATTCTTATGTATGCATCCAAAAAGATGTAGAAATCAATATCGCCGATGATTTTGAATACATTTGTGATTCCAATTACTTTAACGACAAACTAAATACATTGTTCCACTTCAAGGATGAAAGTGTCTTTTCTAAAAAGGTGCAATCTCCAATTCAAATTTCAGACGAACACGTGGAATTGGAGATGGAAGAGTTGTCTGGCTCGGAAGAAGAAGCGGCTCCTTCCGAAATGAGCGAAGTCTCTGTGGAAGCGACCGAATCCGTGGAGGATACATTAGACAATGATTCTGAAATCAGTCACACCGACGAGGAGGAAGAGTATGAGTCCGAGTCTAGCGATAGTCATTCGGTAAACTCCATGGAGAATGACATTGATTTGGTATTAGTCATTAAAGAAATTCCAACACAGGTAGTCGCCATTGAAAAATGCGAAAATACGATTGACTTCTTGTTGGAGAAGAATGAACTACGTATAGAAGAATTGGAAAGTGCAATGTTTCAGGTGATTGTCATGTTGTACACGTATCAGAATATCTTTGATTTTACCCACAATGATTTACATACCAACAACATTATGTATGTGCCCACCGAAGAGAAATACTTGTCTTATAAAATCATGGGTAAGTATTATAAAATACCAACGTTTGGAAAAATTTATAAAATCATTGATTTTGGAAGAGCGATTTATACAGTGAATGATAAAATCATGTGTAGTGATAGTTTTTCTGAACATGGTATGGCTTATTCTCAATACAATTTTGAACCTTTTTACAATGCTCAAAAACCCAAAATTCTTCCAAACAAGAGCTTTGATTTGTGCAGACTCGGCTGTTCTATCATTGATTTTATCATTGATGATTTGAATGATTTAGAGAAATTTAAGAAGGTCCCTATTTATGATTTGATTATATCTTGGATATATGATGATTCGGGTACCAATATTCTTTACAAAAAGAACGGGGAAGACCGTTATCCAGATTTTAAACTATACAAGATGATTGCTCGTATTGTACACCAACATGTGCCTGAGAAACAATTTGACCATCTATGTTTTGAAAAGTATGTGTATGAGTCACTGGATTCTTATATGGATTTAGACCAGCTTGTGAAGGAAAAGATAACCCTGCACTAGAAACTGGGTTCGTTGACAAAGACTTTTGCTTTCTCTGATAACTTGGAAAAATTCGTCTTTTTGACAAAAAGAACACCTCCTGTCACCGCCGCTGCTAAAAAGCTATCACGCACGTCCTCCTGACCGTTCGGATTTTTTTGAATCTTATTGATAATCAATCTGCATACGAAAAAAAGAACACCTACTGCTAATGCAACATACAATTCCTCCATGTTTAAAATGATTCCGGAAAAAAAGGTTTCATTTTAAACTTATAATATCCTAGGAGACTTTACGTTCTTCTAGTTGTCTGATAAAGGTTCGTGATAGAGAACGACAAGGACAAGGACAATCGGTTGGATGGGTTTCAAATACAGACGGTTCGGGAATCACCACCATCCCGTTCGTAAAAATGGGTTTGTTGCGATTGTGTTTTGTACAACAAAAGCACCTTTTGAAGGTAAGTAAAAGGGTTTCCAGTTCGTGTATAGAATGTTCACTCAAACAATCAAATATATTATAATAGATTTCTCTATTCTCTTGAAAATAGTCATCAAATAGAGTAGCTTGCGAGGATAAGAGGGTGTTTAGTGTTTGTGTGAACTTGCGGTGTTCGGGAGTTCCAAAGGAATAAATCAGCCGTAGTAAATCGGGTGACTCAAATACTTGTTTCGCCATGTTGTACAGGTGTACCTGTGTAAAATCTGTTCTTCAATTTTATAAATCTACAATTCTACAATTCTACAATTCCACAATTCCCAAATCAATTTCACAAGGTGAGCTTTCTAAATCTTCAAAGCTCATGGCGTTCAATTGAATGTCATCTCCTATTTTCAAGGTTTCCTCTTCAACTGGAATTTCAAACGTTTCTGGTTTGTCATTGAAAGAAATGTTTTGTTTTGCTTCTAGCGGAGTTGCTTCTACTTTAGGCTCAACTGTAGGCTCCGACTTAGGCTCCGACTTGGGTTCCGACTTAGGTTCCGAATTGGGTTCCGACTTGGGTTCCTGTTTCACGTCTACCTTAGGCTCCGGTATAGATTCCTTGGGTTTTTCTACATGCTTCACTTCATACTCCGTAGACTCGTCAATGTATTGTCTCAGCAAGGTTTCCACAGGGATGCTGTCACGAATCGTGTTCATGATACAGACTTGCACTATCACTTCAAACTCGCGGTTTCGTTTTTGAATTTCCAAACTGGGAATATCAATCTCAAACAAATAAATATTGGAGTAGAGCTTCCTTGCTACGTTAATGTAAACCTTGTGAAGAAAGGCACCAAAATCCGGAATATCAATGGTAATTTTCTTAGATTCATTACCTACACGTACACAACTCAATATTTTGAGCTGAATGATATGAACACAGGTCATTAAATCTTCTAGATAAGAACAGTTACACAATTTCATGATACGGTCCTTTTCCTGGAGAATCATCTCATTGTTCCACTTGGGAATACGACTCAATAAATTCTGAAACGTCATCAAATACTTTTCTAGTTCATCGCTTTTTTCGCAAAGCTGAACAGATTCGTTAAAAATAGAACGAAATCCGTCAATCACATGAGGCGTTAAATAATTAATCAACAGAATAGACCATTCATTCTTAGAGTCCGTCAAAACATTAGAGGTGTAATCTTCCATATAGTATTTTACCGTAAAGAATAACGTGTACTACAACGCATAATTATGAATGATGGATGATTCATGATTCATTATTCTATTCTATTCTAAAAAGGATTGTAATACGTAATACAAAATCCAGACCTCGTTCTTGAGCTCTTTGCAGACCGAGTCGTACTTGAACTTGACCAGACAATAATTTTCATGGTCCTTAAAATACTCTAAGAGGAGATCCCCATATACCCCTTGGCTGTATAGTTTCATGGCTAGTTTCGTGAGGTCGGGCTCTTTCAACCATTTTTTCAGACTAGGTGGAAACGAGACAGGCTCTTTCACAATGTCTACTTTGGGGACATAGAGATGAACAAAACGCGAACAAATAGGATTCAGTAGACGGTCACGATTAGAGGTGACAATAAAAAAACGTGTCGTTTTGCTATACACTTCAATACACCTTCGTAATGAATACTGTGCATCAATAGTCAAGTTTTCCGCATCGTAAAGAACGATACTTTTAAAATAGACATGATTCCCAATTTGAAGTTTAGCGAACTCTTTAATCACATCGCGTATCATTTTAATCCCGTTGGAAGTTGCACACTCAATTTTCATACAGTATTGCTTGTATTCTTCCGGAGTGTAGATTTTACGTAAAAAAGACTGCACTCGTTTCCGTTTCCCTGCGTGTGGCTCTCCATAAAAAAGTAAATGTGGAATTGTTTTGGTTTCTTTTAATGTTAAAATAAGTTTATCCAAGTCTTCCATTTCACTTCTTTTCACGTTGATTTTATGTTATTTTTTTATAGGTTGATTATAATGAAAAGTAAATCTATCAAATTTCAAAAACAAAACATGAACGAACGCATCATGAAAGAAGCTCTCCATACCTGTTACGAAAATATTGCTTTTTCTACGTTCCCTTATATTCGGTACAAATTGAGTTCCTCTGAAAAGACCTTGGAGAAATACAATTCAGGAAACTGTATAGCCTTATGTACCTTTTTGAAAAGGTTTTTAAAAGCCAACTACAAGGTCAAGTCCTATATTGTTCCTGCATCCGTTCCGTCTATTTACAGGGTGGAGGGAACGCCCGATGTATGTCATGTCGCGTTACTGGTTCCTCTTACGACCACTACCTATTATGTGGTAGACCCTGCTTTTTATTTTTTAGAACCCATCTACGCCAAAGATTTTGAAACACATACCTTAGACAGCATGAACATACATGACAAGACCCATAGCCCCATTCATTATCAACAAGAAAACAATTCTATTCGTTGTTATTACAAGAAAGAAGACCCGTGGTTTTATTATTTAGACGAAGTGTTGGACCCTGACCAGTCCATTGGATGTCATTTTATTCGCCAAAAACCGGAGCCTTTTCTCTGTAAGACCGTGGTCTTACCGAACGGAGACATTCATAAAAAATACCACCTAAAAGAAGAGAAAGGCCAATTCATCGTCATCAAAGACCATGAAGAAGTATTCCGCGGTTCACAAAAAGACTTGTCCGATTCTTTGAAACGGGAACTTCAAATCTATTTGTTCAAATATTTCAAGTCAGTTTAAGGGTATAAAGTTTAAGGTCTGGGTTCAAACCTTTTTCCTTGCATACCACACATGGATTCTATGTCTCGTGCTACTGCACAGAAAGAGTATTCTACCTTGTTTTTCTCTTTTTTACCCGTGACCAAATAATACCTATCGGGTTCAGTCTCTTTTGGAAACATCATACATTTCCCAAACTTATTCATTGTCATAAAATCTTTGTTAAAATACTTACAATCCACACAACGTCTTAAGGCTAGGCTCCACATAAAAAGGAATAGAAAGTTCATTGAATGAAATAAGTAGATTCTTTTATGTACCTATAGTAATGATACAACCGGATGAACTGTTTTCCTATTGGATTTTTGCATGGTATATTGTGTATATGATAGGGTATACACAATATAGTTTTTAGAATTTGTTCATCCTTAAATATTTTGTAATGATATAGATGATACGCGCCGATTTTATTCTCTATTATTGGGTAGTTTTATGGTATGTTTTTTATGTGACGGGATATTTAAGTCAAAACCCTGCACCTGCATTATGGATTGGATTCATCGGTAATCTGCTTCTCTTATTGGCGATGATATATTATAGAGTCAAGACAAAAACACTTTTGTATTTTGTGGTCTTTATCCTTGTCTCCAAAGTTTTTCTTCTTTGGACCTTAAAAGGAATACCGATTGGGAAGAAAGATATCATGGCCACGATTGGTCTTGTGGTCATGTATATCGGATGGTTAATATGGGAAGAGAAGCTTTACGTGATGACTCAAATACCTACAGATATATTGCACGATAAATATTCAACACCTGCAATGATAGGTATGCAGCGTCTTTTTCCGTGAAATTATCCATGGGTCGTAATATAAAACGCCATCAAGATAAAGAAAAAGGCCAGAACTTCTCTCCACCATACGATGCTTTGCTTCAAGACCAAATGATTGAGTAACCAGGCATTGAAAAAATAAAATATCATTGTTAAAATGGTAATTTGAACCACGTTCATCATCAAATGTTTTTTTGCATAGTAATTTCCGCGTAAACTAAATTGGTATTCGACCAGAAGAAAGGGAACCGCAATGAGAAAGGCCTTCAAAAAGGTCCATTTTTCCATTTTTAAATGAAAATAGGCAGCAATTGTATAGGAAAGTGAGCCTAAAAAGATAAGTCCTAAAATAAAGAACCAATGCCACCAAGAAGGGAGAATTCTTTTTTCGGTAGAAGGGGAATCTTTTTGGTTCCTGATATGCATAAACAAAAAGACGGTACCTAACATTATCAATCCAATACTGAATCCAATCGTCGTGTTCAATAAATCTTTGTTCTTTAGTTTTTGTTCTTCTTGATACCACAACCATCCTCCAATTGCAATGAACACTAGCGCAAGATACATACAATTACTAAATATTTAAGCGACGCTTCCAATGGGCTGAGTATACGGATTGGATTTGAACGCCTTTAGCAAATCAGAATTGTTATAGGTATCGTTACGGTTCTCATAGTGATTGACATTCTTGGTTTGCTGTCCCATCATCTGAACCTGAGGTGTCCCTGCTCGCACGGCGACATTTTGGTACTGTATAGATTGTTCCTTGTTTACCGGTTTAAAGTTTGTATCCGTATGGTAGTGCTTGGCGTTTCCATTGGCCGTACGATTCTCGTAAGGCTTCTGAATATTCCGCTGATTGTATTCTGCGCCATACGAACGATGTTTGTCTTCCCCACCAGCCACACCGTAGCTTTCTACACTGGTAGAAGGGCGTTGGGTCTCAGGTAAATGAGGATTGGCTACCCGATATCCGGTTGCCGTTTGTCTCTCCATGGACAAATGATTGAGACCAATCTTTTCCGTATTCATTTCTCGGTTGGTCACAGGCAAATGTTCTCGTGGATTGAACACAATGTGCTTAGCCGAACCTTT